TAGTCTTAAAGCTCAGAATAGTTTTATTTCCTTTTCTGTACATGTACCCAATAGCATCAGCATTAGCACAAATCAAAGACTTTATTTTACCAGTTAAGTCTATGTTAGCAGACATAACCATCTCACCTTTATCATCAACTACCTTGTCTTTAATATGACCAGATAAAATAATGTGGGGAGCTAAGGTATCAATAAAATCTAATACTTGGAAGAATGCTTGGCGGATATATAAATAACCAGCACCATTTGGTAGTGTAGTTACATTGTCTCCATCATAGTTTTTACCCATTGGTGTCTGACGGTAAAGTTTTATTGCAAGAGGTTGTATCATATCCTCTAATGCAGTTACAGTATCTACAGTAACATACTTATAAGGATTACCAGCTGCTTTGATAGCTTTACCAGCATCTAGCAACTCTTGCAAAGTATTCACTTTAATCTTCAGAGCTTCAACATAATCAGAACCACTCTCCAAATCTAGAATTAAGTTGTCATCAAGACCAGCATATGCTGTTGTCTTACCAGTCTTAGGCTTGGAATAAATAATCATTCTCTTTGGATTCTGTCTTTCAGCCTTTACTTTTTTAGTTGGAAGTACTATACTCATATTTCACTTTTTGCTTGTTTAATCAGATCATTCAACCATGGTCTATTACTTACAGGCTTCATTAACATGATAGCTGCAAGATCTCTTATAGTAATCTCTGACAATGGTACATCTTTATCAAGCTGACTGCTTAATTCTATTTCCTTAGCGGAACCAAACTCATCTTCAAAATCAGGAAACAATGACAAGCTTTTCTGTAACTTAGGTAAAGAATCTTCTTTCTTGTTATCTTCCTTTCTCTTTTCATAAAGAGCATAAGTTATCTCAGTACCATCTTTAAGTACTGCTACCAATTCAGATGTAGGAACAGTATAAAGAACATAAGGCTCACCTTTAAAGTTTGTACCCTCTTTTGTTTCATACTCCTCAGCATAGAATGGATTAGCTTTGTACTTAAACAACTGCCTGTCCTCATTGAATGGGGTTACATCAGTTACAGTACCTTTATCATCAGTTACATTGTCATAAAACTCAATATAGACATCTTCACCTTTACTGATTTCAGACTCAAATAACTGTACTTGTCTACCAAATTTACCTTTTTGGAAGAATGCAGTTTTAATTATAAAAAACGGATCTGACAGACCCAGCTTTTTAAAAGTCTCCATGTGTTCTACAAAGAACTCTTTTTCTCTTTCTTTTCTTATATTCATACTTAAAATTTACTGTGTTGATACTTTTTTAGTTGCACATGCTGGAGTAGGTATCTCTAATATTCTCATCACCTCTCTATCAAGTTTAAAGAAACTTATCCTTGTGGTACCATTTCTAGATTTCAAAAAGTGAAAAGCTAATATATCCTCATCATTTATGATATATCTGTCTGGTCCATACTGTCTTATTTTTCTTAGAGAAGGTTTGTTTATACCCAGCACAACATCTGCATGTTGTAATAATGCATCTGACCCATAAATATCTGAGTCCAATACATAATTACCATAATCACCATCCACTGCTCTCTTAGGATCATCTATGTTTCTATTTAACTGGCTGAGGACTACAAAAGCTACCGGATACTTTTTCTTTAACATGGTGAGTGCTTCACCTAAAGCTCCTAACATTTCAAATTTATCTCTTTGTCCCTTACCATTTTTAAATAAAGCTGAGTGATCTATAGCAACAAGCATATTAGTGTACTCTCTTTTCTGATTACCATCTGCATCCACAGTCAACTTAGAATACTTTTGCATTTGGTAATGAATAGTAGCACACATTTCATCTACAGTACAAGCATCATAGATTACATCTATTATATCCTTGTGAGCTGTATTATCATAATAATCCTTGCATTTTGCATAAAGAGTTTTATCAATCTTCTTACCCTTACTCATCAGGGTGTTGTAATCAGCACCTGTATTCAGACTAAACTTTCTTATACCACTGGTCTCATCAACCATTTCCATTTGAAACTTTAATACACGGAATCTTTGATCTCTGTTCATCTCAATAATGTCACTAATCAATTGTTCCATGAATAAAGTTTTACCTGTACCAGGTCTAGCACCAACTACGGTGATAGTTCTCCATTCTAATCCATCACAAAAGGCATCATTAAATTTGGGCCAGGCACTTCTTAAAGATTTTATATCCCCCCGGCTTCTAGCCGCCATTTTTGCTAATGCTTTATATAAAGCATCTCTTTCACTTACAGGTTGTAGTGGCTGTGCACCATTAAATAATTCTGCCATATGTTTATGTATTAGTTAAATATTTGTTTTTGACATAGTTATAGAAACTATGTACAACTGCCATGATTACTTCAATTATCAAATACTGCCAGATATTTATAGTAACTATAAACTGATCTATAACAGTAAAACAAAACAAAGACCCCACCACAGCAATCATAGTCAGTTTTAGATTTATCATACTACTCTCTCACTAAAATATACTTGTTCTTCATTACCACCACTTCTGATTATCTCACAATATGTTGCCAAATCAGATTCAAAAGATTTATCTGGATCCTGTTTCCTGATAAAATATTGTGAGTTTCTCATAAAATCATATCTTCTTACACTGAATTCATCAACATATCTTTCTGTGGCTTTAATTACCTCCTCCCAATTGTAATTAAAGGTCTCAAAGAACCATCTAAATGGTGCTTCAAGATTCTTAGCATTTACTCTAGCATATTTACCAGATGGGAGTTTTATGTTAGGAAATATTTCTACATATTTCTCTATATTTCTTACAAAGTCTTGCCCCATTAAATCTTGTGAAGTTTTCTTCTTGGTTCTCTTAAAGTAACCATTAATTTCTTCCATAAAGATAAGACTTTTGCTTGTTAATTCCAAACTTTCTGTCAACCATTGATCCGTTTGCAGTCTTTTGCATTCTAATTCTTTGTTGACAGATTTATGTGGAACAATCTTCTCTCTTATACAATGTAAAACATAGTAAGTATTAGGTGTTAATCCTTCCTGGATCAACCTTGTAAATATATCTGTCATTACCAAGTTATTATTTCACCTGTGGTGTTAGTTACTATTGTAGATATCTTAACAAAAACATCATCTGAATCCCATTTGGAGCCATTATAAGCAGCACTAGCAGGATGCTTTACCATAAATTTATAATCTGTATTTGTAGTAAGTTCAGACCATTCTTCAGCCTTTTTACCCATATACACATAAATTAGTCCGGGGTTGTAGCTATTAAGCCAGTCTAGTAAATATGCGGTAAACTTCTTCCATATATCATAGTGACTACCTATTTTACTTACCTCAGTTGTAAGAGCTGTATTAAGCATAAGTATGCCTTGATTAGACCATCTTGTAAGATCTACATCTTCACTTACTGGATGACCATTGTAAACTGTTCTGTTCACTTCTCCTAAGATATACCTAAGACTTGGTTGTAATTTACCTGTATTACTACAGCTAAAGGATATACCATCGGCCTGTCCCAAACCTGGATATGGATCCTGACCCACTATAACTACTTTTAGCTTGTCATAAGGACATTCTTCAAATGCTCTGAACACTTGTTTTAGTGGTGGAGTAAATCTCTTATCATCCTGACTCAGTGTATATAGCTTAGTAAGTATATCATCAAAGTCACTGCTAAATATAAAAGATTTAAGAACTCTATCCCAACCACTAGGTCCAAGTTTAGTAAACATTTTTTGTTTAATTTCTTCTAAGTCCATTTTTTTTCTATTTTTGTTTAAAATTAAATACCATGCCTGTTAAAGTAAAAGAACTAAAGGAAGATGTAATAGTTGATGTTAAGATCAACAAAGCTTTTTACCTTATGGTTAAAGGTTTGTCATACTACATTTTCAAGAACCTTCCAAAAGAAACTATTGAAGAGGATCTTAAAGCTGTAATGACCAAAAAGTACAATGAGCTTGAAACTGAACTGCAACAACACTTTTATACAACTACTCTTTTGCTAGCTGAGATTGAAAAACAAGCTATTGCTAACAATATGTTTGATGAAAAAGAAATACTGGAGCCAGGAGATGAAGGTTATGTAGAACCTACCCAAGATTAAGATTAAACTGCTCTCTTCCTATCTGTATACAAGCTTCAATAGCCAACATAAGATCATCTTTACTACAATCTGCAAAGGATTTACCTCCCAGACCAGATGCTTCTTTTACCACATCTTTCATTTCATCAAAAGTGTACCCGGACTCTTTTGCCATTTCTCTAATACAAGCATGTACTTTTGCAAGTTGTGCTTTACTATGATCTGCATTTGCAAGATCAATATACATTTCTACTGTCTGACCCTCTTCTAATTTGCTAATGAATATGTCATAAGCCAATTTATCTTGAGGGCTAGCATAAGTAAGTTTACCATCTTTTTTAATTAATCTTCCACTAAACATAATTAACAAATTATATTGTTCATCACTTCAAGAAACTGATCATAATGATCCTTAGTGCTGATACTAATAGCCGGGATCTCAAAACATTTCAATGTCCAGTTGTTACCCTTAGTATCTATACTATCTGAACTATGTAATACAACACCACTACACATTTCTTTTTGGTAGTAATAGTAATCATATCCATTCTGGCTTTCATCATCAGTAATACTTACCTTTTCAAAGCCAAGATCTATTAATTCTTCTTCTGTCATTATTCCAGATTTTTATAAACCAACCAGATAATGAATACACAGATATCATTTATCATCTTTTTTAGTTTTAGGTAAATACTTTTTTTCAAACTTTTCCCAGCCTTTCTTATCAAACTGAGTAACCATAAGATCCATCATGATCTCATCTTTGTGCTCATCACACATTCCAATACCCTTGATGTCTAGATCAGGACTATACCTTTTGGTAGCCGGAGCTCCACATTTAATACATGTTAAATCACTCATAATGTATAATTTAAAAATATTTCAGGATTAATAATATCCCTAGTGTAGTTAACATCCTTGTATTTTTCATTCTCAGGAGTCCATAGACCCATTTCTTCTATCCTCTTAGCTCTTAATGTAAGTATAGAGTATCCAGTAAGGTGAGCATTGTCATCATCATTACTATTTAACATAGCATTTAGATTCTTTCTCTCATCTTCAGTAAGATATCCTGTCTTTACTAATAAGTTCATCTCAGATATAAAAATAAATGGTCTGAAGTCTCCTTTTTTGGTACCATGTGCATACATATGCCACAGGTATCCCATATTACTATCTTCTTCTTTTGATACTGCATGATGTTCCTCACATATATCAAGTAGAAGATCCTTAATCTTTTGGTCTTTAAAATATCTTATCATAATCTTATAAAATAAAACATACCAATTAATTTATCTGCATCTGGAATTATATTATCAATATTTATAGCAGTACCATAAAAGGTAACTACAGTACTTGTATCAATATGATAAACAACATTGACACCCCATCTAGTTCCTTTTGCATAAAACTCTACTTCAATAGCAATATGCTGGTAACTTAAATTATAAACATTATGATTAAGTTTATTTCTTCTAAAACCCAACTTTTTAACAAGAGCATTTCCTATTAATTCTGTTTCTCTAAGTGTCATACATATTATTCTAGATTTTTATATATACAGCTGATTAGTGCTACATATATTAATTCAAATAGTATTCTCATGACTATTCTGATTTAAAGGTTTCATTGTAGTATTGTTCTGGTTGATAACATTGAGAACCATAATCATTGCTCCCTTGATTATAAGCATCCATTATCTGCTCTTCAAACATTTTATTGGCTTTTTTAAATACTTCTTCTTTTTGCCAAATGAACATTTCCTTCCAATGTTTAGATTTAATCTGGTCTTCTAACCATTTAACTGCACTCTGTTGCATCTTATTCCATTGTTAGGTTGCTATCAGATAAAATCTCCCGGATCTTATCTCTTAAATTTTCATAAGCCTCTCCTACTTCAGAAGGAAGTTTCTCATTATACTTAACTTGATTTCTAAGATATTGATCTATTTCCCATATAGCAGCTCTATACTTCCACCCATCTAATGCTACCTGAGCATCAGATGCAGCATCTTCATCTGTAAATTCAATTATTACTTTCATTCTATTCTGATTTAAAGGTTAATTCTTCTCCTGTCAGTGCAAAGTATAAGTTTTGTAGTTGGTGAACATATTTAATAGATTCCTCTAAAATAGCCCAAGAATTAAAATAAACTCTACCTTTTTTATGACGCTCTAATTCATTTGATACTTGTATTGTTAATTTTTCTTTGTCAAATTGGCTACTTACTTTTGACTTCTCAAACCCAAATTTTATCAACCATTCTTCTGTTAGTGGAATTGGATTATAGTTTGGTTTTTCCATTGCTACTATCAACAATCTTATTTCATGATAAGAAATAGTGCCAATTTCTCCATTTGGTAAATAAAATTTATTACCTATTCTCAATTCACTTGCTTTCATTCTATTCTGATTTAAAGGTTATTACTTCTTTTTAAATTGTTCAAACCATTTGTCAAAGTTTTTTGTAAATTCCCTTGGATTACCCGTAGCTGGAACTTGCCATCTAACTTCTTCAGCTATTTTTCTAACTTCTTCCTCACTATACATTCTTTCAGCTTGCCATTTAGCACCTGCTATCCAATTATCTGTTTTGCATAAATTAGGGTCTGCAAGATTAGCAGCAGCTTCTTCAAGTGTTTCTTGTTTAGGTTCTTCTTGTGGAATGATGATTTTGTAGCATTGTGATTTATTTAGTTCACTCCACCTAAACTTTTTATAATTAAAGTTAACCACAACACTCTCACAACTTGGATTCTTAATAAACCATTCTAAAAATTCATCATCAATAGCTTGTACACCATCTGTAATTAGGTCTTGGTCTGTTGTTAGGATGATTTTTTTATAGTATGAATCTAAACCCTTAATACCATCATACTGTACTATATTTTTTGTAGAAAGATTTAAACCAAAATCTCCTTCTTCAATAAATTCATCAGAAGTGATGTAGATGTGTTGGTTCTTACATAGTCCTTGAGATTTAGGCATCAATCCATTAGGATATAACATTAATTTACCTGTTATATGTAATCTACTTGGTTTTTCTGTTGGTAATAAATGTAAATTTTTCATATTACTTTTTTAAAAATTAATTTTCCAAGATCCTAGTAATTCAGGATGAAAATGAGCTACAAATAACCATACAAGAATAGTCATAGATATTATACCATCTATCTTCTTAAATAGTATCAAACTTTCCCAGTGCTTATTTTTCTTAAAATATTTGGCCACAGGAGCTTGTAAAAGAGACAATACAAAAATAGCTAAGTATGCATACCATAGCCCACTAATTGCCATTCCTAAGATTAACCATACAAGATAGATTGTTGAAAAACAACCAGTTACCAATCTTATTGATTCTTTATCATCTTTATCCTTTGGTAATATATACAGAGCTGTTATAAATGCTCTTGTTTTAACAAACACCCACATTTCATACATAAAGGCTGCACCTATCATAAGTGCTAATAACACATCTTTCATAATTAATAGCTTTTAATTATTAAATTTATATTTTATAGTTCTTTTGATTAGATCCACACAGTAATCTACATCATGTAATGTAAGTTTTCCTGTATTAGATTCTACTTCACTACAGTGATGAATAGTAAGATAAATACA